TCCTCGGCTTGATCAGACCACCGGCGAGACACGCGGCGACAAAGCGGCGATACACCTCGCTGGTGCACTGATCAATGAATGCCTGACGGAGTACGCCATAGGCAGCGTCTTGCTCGACCAGCTCCTGCCGCTGCGCGCTATACGTGCCGTTGTAGTTTTTGCTGGCGCTGCTGTTGCTCACGTCGGTGCCGCATGCCACCGCGCGAATCTGACCATCGCGCCAGGTCACCGCGTTCGGATTCGGACGGTTGCTGTCGATGGTTTCGACCGACTCGCCCGGCAGCAGATCGTCAAAGATCATGCCCGGGGCAAAGTTCATGCTGCGCGGCTGGCCCGCTTTTTCTGGCTCGTAGCTCTGCGCGTCACCTTTCTTGATGACGGCGGCCATGCTCGCGGCGATACGCGCGGCGATGCGCTCGCTTTCCTCGTAGTCTTTCAGGTCATCAAGGCGAGCCAGCACGCTGGCGAACATGCTGACGCCACGGCGCTGGCCGATGCGATCCACCAGCTTGATGTGGCCGACGCGATCGCTAGCCAGACGCTTGAGCGTGGGCATGACCACGAACGGATCGCCAGGATGCTGCTTGTAAAACCAGTAGCCCTGCGGCTTTCCCCATGCATCAATTTCGATGCCCTGACTAATGTTTTGCAGCGGATCGTTGTAGTCGATCGGCAACAGGTCCGGCTCCAGCAGCTCCAGCGAAAACGGCACGCTGGTGCCATGACTGAGCTTGGGCACCGAGCCCTCAAGGTATTGCCATAGGGCCTCACCATCGCGAAACCACGTGCGCGCGATCAGCTGCTCGGCACGGGCGCGGTTAAGCTCGCCGGTGACTTCCGGCTGCAGGCTGTGCTGCTGCCACAGCTCATCAAGCTGCTTGGCTAGATCCGCCAGCACGTTGCCCTCGGCATCGCGCGGCTGCGGCTGCACGCCGATGCCGGTGGGGCCGACGACGTTGCGTACCAGCGTGTTGAGGATGCCGCGGCTCAGATCGTGGTTGCGATCGAGGTTGCGTGTCATGTTGCGCAGCTCGCGGTGCGCGAGGCCGGCGACGTTGTTACCGCTGCCGAAATCGCGCTGCCGCTTGCGCAGGCGCGAGTGGTTCACCGCGTCGTAGGCGTTGCCATACGCCTGAGCGCGAAGACGGTTGTGCGCGCGATTCGCCGCCCACGACGGTGACAGCGCGAAAATAGCGCGCTCGATGAGGGCGGGTTTCTTCGCCCCGCTCATCAGCAGCGCCACGGGTAATCGCCCTCGCCGCCCTCGGGCGCCATGGACATGCCGGAAAGGTTGGCCAGCGAGACGCTGGCCCGTCCACCACCGCGTGACTCAGCAGTAGCCTTGCGCTCCCACTCGCGGCGTCCGGCTTGCACCATGGCCAAGTCGGCACGGGTTAGCTCGCGATCGCCCCAGCGGTATTTTTGGCCGCGAAGGATCGCCGACTCGGCGGCGAGGTAACTGGCAAGCATGTCGGAAGCGGTGGACATGCTCGCAAGCATCGCGGGAACGGTGTGCCACGGTTACCGGAAACATGGCACACTTTTGTCGGCAACCGTTGATAGCCATTGATATTAAAGGCTTGAGTGGCTGCTGATTGTTGCCAATTCTGAGCCGCCGTGTCCTGCCAGTGCCCCATCGTTCAGGCCAACCCTGAAAAATGGATGTTGACTTCTAGCGAACAAGTGTCTACTGTCAGCGACACCAGAACGAGTAGAGGACGTTACTTTCGGTTCCATTGAGTCAGATGCATCGACTCGCGGAGCTTCGGCTCCAACACCATCAAAGTTCACGAGGCCCGGAGCCGTCAGCCGTCAGCCGATGTCAGTCCATCACCGTCAATGGTACATGGATGCACGTGCACTAAGACCCGTCCCGAAAGGAGACGGGGTGCCGCGATAGAGGGATAGCAACTGCGATCGTCCGTGCGTAGCTAATTTTTCATTGATCCGAAAGGACTAGTCAATTCCGGCTAGTCGTCAATGAAAGGGCATTTAGCCATGGTTATGCACACACGCAAGATCGTTTTGGAATCACAGTTGTTGCCCGGTCCGCGAAAGCGGTGGTATTCGAAAGGTAAGGCCTGGATTAGTCTCCTCCGCTTTGTCTTAAAGATACTCGGATATTTTTTGAAGCTTGTTACATTGATCGGCCATATTGTTTCTGGCATCAAAAAGCTCATAGATATCTGGCCTGGCTAACCTCTTCGTAAGCATCCCACTAGCTGGAGAAATCAAATGTCCGAATATCTAGGGCGCGCGCTTAAGCTTGTCAGAACGTTTCACGACGTTAGCCAGATCGAACTGGCGACGAGTCTCGACATTTCCAGATCATATTTGTCGGAGGTCGAATCCGGGAAAAAGCGACCAAGCATGGATTTGCTAACCGAATACGCGAAGCACTTCTCTATGCCACTAAGTTCTCTCGTGATCCTCTCGGAAGGTTTCGAAGAACGTACGATGTCTGGCAAGGTCAAGAAGGCGGCTACAGAAAAAGCGCTGCGTTTCCTGGAATGGGCTGACGCTAAGCGGGCATAGTCTCAGGGAGGAGTACATGAAGCGCGCAGCGATTCAATATGCGACAGATCATTCGCCACTGTATGAATTGTCTAGCCACAAGCGAATGTGCGTACTTCTTAAATGTACGATGGCTGATCTAAGCGTGATTCGTCGTGACAAGGGCGCGATGTACAGTCGATTTGAGACGAAGGATCGTTATCAATCTTCTCTGCCTGCGCTACTCCACAAGTCGCGCCCAGTGCAAGCTCCGCAAGCAGTGCTCGCTAAGGTTCAGGCGCGATTGATGGAGCTCCTTTCTCGAATCGAGTTGCCGCCGTACTTGCACTCGGCGCGCAGGAATTGTTCATATAAAACGAACGCAGCGGAACATGTCTTCGGCCATTCAGTGGCAAAGATCGACGTCAAAAAATTCTACGAAAGTACACGCGCTTCCTACATCTTCCGGTACTACCGTGACGTGCTCAAATGTACCCCAGACATAGCACATCGGCTTACAGAAATTACCTGCTTAGAAAAGAGGCTTCCTACGGGTAGCCCCCTCAGCCCAATCATGTCATTTCTTGCCTATCGCGAGATGTTCGACGAGCTTTACAAGCTTGCTGGAGACATGGGGCTAAAGATGACTGTGTACGTCGATGATGTGGTTGTTTCCGGTCCAGGTAAGGCGTCTGGATTCATTGAACCGGCGAAAGGAATTATTGGTACTTTCGGGCTACGCGCACACAAATTTTCGGTGATCGCTGCGGGTGCGCCGATAGTAATAACAGGCGTGCACCAAGATGCAAGGGGATCCACGGTGCCTTCGGGTCGCCACCGAAAAATCAGGGCGCTTAAAGAAGAGTACAAAAACGCTACTAGTGATGAGCGACGTGTCACCTATTTGAAAGCGTTGGTAGGCCAGTATCGCGAAGCCGGTGACTTCATCGTCAATTCGCGCGCTAACGCGATGGTCTACCAGCGCTTACTGGATAAATTCCCTGCAGCTTTGAAAGCCTCAAAGAAACGGCGCAAAGGTGCGAGGGTTGCCCGTGGGCGCCGCCGCAGTGCTCAACCCCAGGCGTCGACGGCGAAAGTGGCAGTCAGGACCAAACCCGTGTTTGTGCCGGATACCTCAACAACAATCTGACTTAATCATCGAAGTCGTCCCGTTTCCGCTTCGGCGCAGCAAATACCCGCGACGCGTCAGCCGGCGACATGCCGAGTTGCAACAGCATCGCGCTCAAGCGCCCAATTGGCCGGGTGAAAGTTGACCGGATCAACGCCTTGTCCGTTGTCCATTGATCAGGTCGTTTCGTTCAATGCGACGATCAACACGGCGCTAGGTGCGAATACAGCAACGCCAGCGCGCATCTCAGCTAGCAAGGTTGTCTCGTTGGTAGTGAAGTTCGTGGCTGAGCAGTCGATAGTACGTGCGACGGCTAATGGCAAAATCCTTCAGTATTTTCTTGACGGGATGACCAGCCTTCCGCGCAGCGATGATGTCGTCGACGTTGCGCCGCATGTAGGGCTGCGGAATGTACAGCTCATCGCCGCCGTACTGCTGCTGCAGGTAGCGCACCACCGGTGCCGCATACCGGCTGGCCTCATCGAATGCCAGACCTAGCGATTCCTGCAGCGCACATGCCAGCTCGTCCTGCAACGCTTCGGCAACATTGATCTGCTCATTCATCGGCGGTCCAACCAGTCGGAGGATGCAAAGGGGTTGTTAGTGCGTGGCGCTAGCGCAGGTGCTGATCGGTGGTCCGTTTCACGTGGAACTGCGGACGTCTGGACGTCTATTTTCGGTGCCTTATCAGGCCCCTTTTTTTCTTCGCGCCCCAAGGGCGCAGTGAACAGGTCATCAGTAGGCGGTTCCAGCTTGGCCTCCAGCGCGACCCAGTCCGCCTCGCGTTTGACGTGGATGCGCACACTCGGGCTGAGCGCTGCAGCGTAAGCATAGACGAACGTATCCAGCGCTTCATTGCGGGCTCCTTGTTTCTTGAGCCAGCGCTTGGCGGTTAAGTCGAAACGTTCGGCCGTGAGCATGGTGTAGAACTCGTCAGGCAGATCGGCCGGAAAATGAATCAGGCGATTTTCTTCCTCGCGATCGGTATCACCAAGCAGCCGCTGCATGAGCGTGGTCTTGGCAGAATTGACACCGATGATCCACAGATTGACGCCCCGGCGCTGAATGCGCCCGCTCTTGTCGACCTCCTGCTTGCTGGCACGCCCGATGATGGGACGCGCGGCATCCTTGCTGCCCTTGATGGCCATGACACCCTGCGACTGCCTAGGGCGCACGGCGTTGTAGACCTCCTGCGTCCAGTTG